TCAAAATTTCTCTTATCTCTTGGTTTTCCGTGTCCGAGCCAGTATAATGAAGATTCTGCTGTTTTCCGGTCTAAAAACGTCCTTATTGGGTATTTTTCACTTATTTGTGGGGTAAATGCACTTCCACGTATCATGTACCAGGTTTCATTTCCTTTCTTTTCTATGATTCCATACATTTTTCAACCTTTTTCTTGTATATAATATAGAAATAATTACCATAATGATACAAGTCTTTTTTAATAATATTGTAAAATAGGTTTGAGATATGGCATTGTGCAGCACATAATGCTGTTTTTTGGCGATATTTGGGGGTTTTACGGCTTTAAATTGAAATATACGGGTAAACTACTGCATTTTACAGATTCAACCCGTTTTAGCGAGCCTAGGCATGGTTTTTAAGAAATTGGGAATAATCCCAATAAATTGGGAATTGGGATTTAATCTAATCTTTCTTTCTTTTTATAATACGTTAGTATTATATTTCTTTCTTTAATAAGTATATAAGTAATCTTCGGGTTTCCCGCCCTGTAACTTACAACATAAAACGGCTTAACACAAGTATTATTTTTATAATTTGATAAAAAATAATTTTTGTCTTGTTTTAAAGCAGTGTGTTTTGTATATTATGTATCAGTTTATGAGCAAATTACGAAACATTGCTAGAATTTACTGTGCGAATTGGGATGTTGGTAAATGTTTAGGATGTGTAATAGCTCACTCAGATGAGGAGTTTGTATGGAAAATAGACTCAAAGCTGGCCGGGAAAGATTGTATAGTGGAAGATGGATGTAAATACTTTAAAGAGGTAGTGATACCAGGAATTGCAGATGAAAGACAAAGAAGAGAAGCGAAGATTTCGAGCCCAATTTCGTAAAGCTGTTAAAATAATAGATTACGTGAGAAAAAAACAACTCCCTGTGAAGGCGCACGTTATGCGTTATAAATGGCCACCATGGGGATAAAAGGAGAGAAAATGGAGTTAATGATTGGCGGACATAAATACGCCGTAGTAGAGATGAAAAATCAGACCCAGGACGGTAAAGATCTACTTGGTCTACATGATGCTAAAACATGTACCATATCATTGGATGGAGATATGGCTGAGACAAGGAAGTATGAGACACTGCTGCACGAGGTTCTGCATGTGATATTGACAAATGCGGGATTTCAAAATCATGAGGAGCATTTAATTGATGCGATGTCCAACGGACTATTGCAGATAGGAGTAGGGGAGTATGTATGGAAACAGGCATTGAAAGCATAATCAGATACTTGTTCTATTGGATAGAGTCTTTAGTTCTGATTCTTATTATAAGGATTATGAAGGGAATGGCATAATGAAAATAAAGAAGGCTATTGTTACTCCTGATAAGCATTTCCCTTATGATGACAAACCTGCTATAAAGGCGGTTTGTAAGGCTATAGAACTGGTCAAGCCAGATATCTATGTTGACCTTGGAGACACTGGAGAATGGGAGAGTGTATCCCACTGGCAATGGAAAAAGAAAAGAAGGCCACCATTGGAATATCAGCTTCCTTTTGTATATGATGAAATTAAGGCAGTAAATAAAGGAATGGATGTTATTGATAAATCTCTGGATAAGGTCGGAACTAAAGAAAGACATTTTTGCGAGGGGAACCATGATGACTGGCTTAATAGATTCGTTGAAGAAAACCCGTTCTTGGCTAAGGAGATGCTCGTTAAGAATGCACTTCACCTGCAAGACCGTGGTTACAAATACCATAAAATCGGGAAAATGGTTAAAATTGGTAAACTTAATTTGTATCATGGTCACCATTTTGCTGGAGTCAATCACACTAGGAATCATCTTCTTAGGCTCGGTGGTAATATTATGTACGGCCATCATCACGATATTCAGCAAAGCTCTGTTACACACATCGATGGAGTAAAGTCAGCGTGGGCAATAGGATGTTTAAAAGATATGGCGGCAGAGGCTAATGAGTGGCTTGGTAATAGACAGCATAATTGGCAGCACGGCTTTGCAGTGGTTCACTTCCACAGAAATGGTAACTTCAACGTTACTGTTCATCAAATTGTTGATGGTGTGACTGTGGTAGAAGGTAAAACCATTAACGGAAATTGAAGATAAGGACTATAAATGGAGTTGAAAATATTATTTACGCTGATCAAGTTGAGTTTCGTGCTAGCCACCCCTACACCGATTTTCTACAGGATTGGCGAGAAGGCCAAAAAGATGATTGGGTCATTACTGATGACGGGCAATTCTGCCAAATCTTAAAGAGAGGAGTACTTAGGAATAATAAAGGCGGTAAGACTTATAGCAATTACGTTAGAACTGTTATAGGTTCTTTTGTTTGCAAGAAGAATATTAAGATGGAAGGCGAGCTAAAGAAGAATATATATAGTTTAGGCAAAGGTGACAAGACATCGTATGAAATAAGAAGAGATAGGGTAAAGCCAACGAAAAGAGAGTTTCTTTTTGCTAAGTATGTTGCAAAGGGAGATGACATGGTGGATGCCTTTATGAGTGTATACCCGACAGAAAGTAGGGACTATGCAAAGCAAGAATCTCAAATTTTAATGAATACAAAGAGGATTAGAAGTTTGATTAGAGAAGAAATAGATAAAATAATGAATGAGGCTGAGATTACGCCTTTATACATTTTAGAAAAAATGAAGGATATCATTGAGTCAAATGATGCTAGGGATGGCGATAAGGTCTCTGTCTTAAGAGAACTAGTTGCAATAGCTGGAATGAAAGATACTGATAAGCGCTCTGAATCTGTAACTGTATTCCAAGGCTTTTCTCCTGAACAACTTGATGCTATCGGTGGTGGCAATGTAAAGAAACTGGCGAGCGCAAAAAGGGAAAAAAAGGTCTAATGAATCTTTTCGATATATGCATGCAGGTTCTGTGTGAGGCATCGGAGAGTGATTTTAATCTTGAAAGCGAAACTGCACGTGAGCATATAGCAAATGAAATATATGAAATGCATTACGAAAACAGTCAGCTTGTTGCTCAAAATGTACCCAATAGCGGGTATTTTATTGATGTAAAAGATTATTACTCTGATGAAATGTCTTATACTAAATTTGTGAAGTCAGATGAAGACTGATAAACTTGCTGTATATGGAACACTAAGAAATGGGAAACGTGATACCTGGAAGGTGGATGGGTATCAAATAGTGTTTCCCGGTCACTATAGTTACCCAGCCGCCCTAATGGATAAAAATGCCAAAGGGGCTATTGTTGAAATTATAGACGTGGATAGCTACGACCTTGATGGATATGATATTTATGAAAACATAAAAACTGGATTATATGAGAGAAGAATAGTAAATATATACAATGATGATGGGGATAAGGCAGACGCTTGGATGTATATAATAGGCCCAGCATTAATGCAGTATAACAAAGTTTTTGAATTAGTACCGGAGCAGAATTGGCTGTCAAAAAGAGCAAAAAGAAAAAGAATGTCAACATAAATAAGAATAACGTATCTGAGAAAGAACGTGTTCTTGAGTTGGCTAAGAGAGATTTAATATCCTTTGGTCAACTTTTTATGCCTGATGACTTTATGAAGTCTACACCGGCTCCATATCATTATGAATTAAGCAATCTATTATTAGATAGCAATAAAAAGAGATGCTGTATAATACTTCCTAGAGGACATTCTAAGTCTACATTGGCTAAAGCAGCGCTTATGTATCACCTCTATTTCAACCCTGAGGGAAAGAATGAATTTATAGCTTGGGTTGCTGAGGAGCAGTCTCAGGCCATTGATCATATTAAATACATACAGAATCATATTGAAATAAATCCAGCTCTTAATTATTATTTTGGCGATATAAAAGGTTCAAAGTGGACTGAAAAGGAATTTACTACAAGTAAAGGCGATAGGATAATAGGGAAAGGAACATCTCAAAGACTTCGTGGTAGGTCTCAATTAGGTCTTCGTTATACAAAAATTATTCTTGATGACTTTGAATCAGAGTTAAATACTAAAACTCCAGATAGGAGAAGAGAAATTAAAGAATGGGTTATGTCTACCGTTGAGCCTGCTCTGGAAAATTCAACAGGGAATGAAGGTTCTGTGTGGCTGATTGGAACTATTGTTCACTTTGATTCATTTCTACAGAGCATATATGATGGATATGTAGAAGCCAAGAGAGATAAAAGGAAATACGCTTGGAATGTTATGTACCATAAGGCCGTCAGAGAAGACGGAAGCGTCCTTTGGCCATCCTATTTTTCAAAATCTAAATTACAGGATATCCGCAGAAGATTTGAAGACGTTGGCTTAGTTCATAAATTTGCACAGGAATACCTGAATGAAGCAAGAGACTTGGCTAATGCTAAGTTTAAAACAGATAGGCTTGAATTCTATGACCACGAATTTGTTTCTAAGAACAATTTTGCATATGTTATAAATAGTAAAGAAGCGATACCTATTAATGTCTATATAGGCGTTGACCTAGCATATGAGGCTAACGAAGGAAGTGACTACCAAGTAATTATGGTTATTGGAATAGACAGCGACAAGAATTTTTATGTTATAGACTATATGCGTGAACATATACCTCTATATGAAATGCCAGAAAAGATTTTAGAATATGCAAAAGATTATTCCCCTGTTAAGAGAGCAAACGTAGAACATGTTGGTGCACAGGGGATTATAAAAGACGCTGTTAATAAAATGGCGAATAATGAAAGAAAGCTAGCCCCAGGCATAGCATTAGGAGTAAGACCGCCTACTCAAATAAAAAAAGAAGATAGATTAGAATCATTACTCTGCCCTATAGTTAATAGAAGAAGATTGTTTATAAAAAGAAAACATACAGAGTTAGTAGATGAAATGTTCCAGTTTCCGAAAGGAAGGAATGATGATGTTATGGATGGCCTTTGGTACGCTATTAATAATGCTAGACCTCCATTTAGTAGAAAGTTTGATGCAGAAGAATTTGAAGAAAGAATAGAGAAGAAAGAGAAAAATTCAGTAAAGAAAAAGGTAGTTTCTTGGATGACAGGGCAAAGAATTTAAAAAAAGACTTGTGTTAAGAGCATTTTTACCTTATATTATATACCTAGTAAACTAATAAAAGAGGTATTACTATTTCAAGTATTAGAGAGCTGGAGAAAACGCAAGTTGATCACTCTGAAATTAACAAGCAACTCTGGCAGTCTTGGAGAGATGCAAGGGTAGATTGGGATACGGAAGCAAGAGATTCCATAGACTTCTTTCTAGGCAACCATTATAGCCAAGAAGAATCTACAGCATTAAGGGCCGTCGGTCAGGGCGATTTTGTCATAGACCGTGTATATGCTGCTGTTGAAAAACTCAAATCACTTTTAACATCACGTTCTCCAAAATTCAGTGCAGTCGGCAGGGAAGATTCTGATAGTCGTTTAGCACTCGTATGGCGTACACTTCTTGAGTATATATGGGATATATCCGAGGGTGACACACAATTCAAGCAAGCAGTTCATGATTACACAACTGCTGGCATTGGGTACTTTTATGCATACATTGAGCCTGAGGCAGACTATGGCCGTGGTGAAGTTAAATTTACATATCTTGATCCGTTTCGTGTTTATGTAGACCCTGCGTCACGGAACCGTCATTTTGATGATGCATCTGGAATTATACTTTCCACGATTCTCACCGAAGATCAATTAATTAATTTATATCCCAATGTTGAAGAACACTTAGATGATATTGAGACTTATTCTCAAGAAGAGGATTACCCAGCTTCAACCAGGAGAAATAGTTCTGCATCTTTTACTCCAGACACTGTTTATAATCGTGATCACCACAGGCTTGACAGGTATAGGATACTTGAAAGATTTACAAAGATAAAGGTTCCATTCTATCGTATATTTAATAAAGAGGATGGTTCCGAGGCTATTTTAAATGACGAACAGTATAATCAGTTTATTGAGAAGAATTCGTTATTATTAGAGGCTGGGCTTGTTGAAATAGTACAAGTCCCGCAAACAAGAATTAAAATCTCCGCAACCGTTGGAGATGTTTTATTATATGAGAGTATGCTTAATTCTGATATATATCCGATTGTACCAGTTCCAAATATTTGGACTAGCACACCGTATCCAAAATCAGATATAAGTAAGATTAAAGATTCTCAAAGACTATTAAACAAACTTTTCTCTCTCACTCTATCCCACGCTCAAGCTTCTGCAGGACTAAAACTTTTAGTTCCAGAAGGGAGCGTAGATGATTTGGGGCAGTTGGAACAGGATTGGGCCAATCCCAATGCAGTTATACCATATAATCCAGAGTTCGGTGCACCGCATTTCCCTGCCCCACAATCATTATCATCTGAATTTTATAATCTGATAGGGCGAATTGAGCATTATATAGATTTAAGTCTTGGTATTCCTGAATTGCTTCAGGGCTTTAAAGAAGCAGCCCCAGAGACAGTCCGTGGGACATCCATGTTATCTGAAATGGGTGAGACTCGTGGCAAGGCAAAACTTAGGGATATCGAGGGTAGTCTTAATAGACTGGGCAAGTGTTTATATAACTTAGCCAAAGGTCATTATGATTATCAAAAAACATTTAGAGTTGTACAACCAAATAATGATTTAACAGAGTTTACGATAAATCAGATGTATGACGATAAGTCTCAAGAAGTAGGTGCTATTCATAATGATATTACGATAGGTAACTACGATGTGAGAATAATATCAGGATCAACTTTACCTTCCAATAGAATGGCTGAATACAGCATGTACTTGGAAGCATTCAAGTTGGGACTGGTAGATGATGTCGAGGTTTTAAAGAAAACTGAAATCTTTGACAAAGAAGGTGTTTTAAAACGTAAAGGGCAAATGGCTCAAATGCAAGGAATGGTACAGCAATTACAAGAGCAGGTTAAAAAACTTAAAGGCGACCTGCAAACTGCTGAACGTGAAAACGTACACTCCAAGAAGCAGGTTGAGGCTCAGAAGTTTAAATCACAGCTTAAAGAGGTTCTGACCGATAGCAAGTTTAAGTCTAAGGTAAATCTTAATAAGTTAGAAAGAGTGATTAGCGCCGAAGAAGACGTTTTGAAAGCTAGCAAAGACAGAAAAAAAGTGTAGGGACATTACACGGTTCTGCTTTTGTTGAACATCAATAGGTGAAGTCATAAAACAAAAGAAATCGAGGAAATAAAATGGAAAATACCGAACACGGAGAGGCTACAATAATAGAAGGCGTGGAAGGCGATACTTTACCACCAGTTGTTGACGAAAGACCTCAGCAGGAAGAATATGTTGCTCAAGATGAGCAGTCTGAAGCTAAAAAGTTTCAGTCTATGTATGACAAAAAAACTGCTGATTATGAAAGACTCAATAATGAAGTGGCAGAACTTCGCAAGTATGAGCAATTAGGTAATGTTTTAAAACAGAGACCAGATGTTGTTGATGCAATGAGAAACCAACTTAGTGGCCAAAAAAGTGAACCACAAAAAAGTAATGGTCAAGTAGACGAAGATTCTTTTGACCCGTGGGAAGCTTATTACAAACCTGGTTCTCCTTCATATGAGATGAGGGTTGGTCAGGAACGTGCTCTCGTAGGTGAGGCCGTTAACGAACAGTTATCAGGCATACGTGAGCAGGTGGCGTTAAATAATGTTAAACAGGAATTGGCAACAAAGTATGGTATGGAAGACCAAGAACATGTTAATGACTTTTTACAATTTGCTACAAACCCAAGAGATGAAGTTCCTTTGGATGTCTTAATAGATGTCTACAGGAAGCATCGTGGTGTAACAAATGAACAGGCTGCCCAGAATATGGAAGCAGTCCAGAAAAGTAAAAACATTGTTCCTACGGCAGGTATTGTACAAGGAGCCGCTCCTGAGAAACCAAGTGAAATAGACGATGTTTGGTCTGGCATTATGAATGCGTCAAACAAAAATAGAATATAAAAACCTAAGGAGTTTTTTAAATGGCAACTTATAACCAGGGTATCCTAAATGTTGGTGATCCCGGTGCAGCCGCTTCAGGCTATCACACCAGGAGATTATTCAATTTTAGTGACCGTGTGGCTGACTTAGCTCCAGAGGAATCTCCATTCTTCGTGTACCTTTCAAAGGTAGCTAAAGTCTCTACGGATGACCCACAATTCCGATTCTTGGAAGACCGTACCAAGGTATCTATTACAGACCGTTCATTTTTATTGAATGGTTCACATAGTGTTCCTGCGGCCGGTTCTTCCTTGTCCTATACGGTAGACACATCTGGTGGTGCGTCTGTTGATTGGCTTGTAAAGGGTATGGTATTTGTCGTAAATTATACAGAGAGTAATTCTCCAGAAACAATTGTTGTTCGTGTAGAATCATCTCCTGTTGATACAGGCAGTTCTAGTACTTTTCAAGGCAAAACAATTTCTGCAATAGATGGAGCAGAAACTGGCGCAGATGACACCAAATGTACCGTAATTGGGACTTCCTTCGCTGAAGGAACAGGCGCTCCTGACGTATGGTCAGAAGAGCTTGACACAGATTATGGGTATACCCAAATCTTCAAAACCGCTTGCGAATTGTCAAACACAGCAAGAGCTACTCATTATCGTGGCTATGCTGATGAATGGCAACGTGTGTGGAATAACAAATTGCGTGAGCACAAAGTTGATATTGAAAGAGCTATGCTCTTCGGTCAGCGTGCCAGCCAAGGCGGTATTCAATACACAGAAGGTATTTGCGGACATGTCATAAAGAACGGAACATCAGTAGTTGATGATTCCGCTCTTTCTTACTCAGCCGGTGCTCCGTATTTTCGTAGTGCGGCTCAGACTGAATTGACATATGACCGAATACTTTCAGATTTCGAAGTGGTTTACGACCCAGCTCGTGGTGGTACAGATTCCAAACTTGCTTTGGCAAGTTTACCTGTAATCACTTTCTTTAACAAACTTGGTGCAGATGCATTCATGAATAGGACATTGGTTGATGGAACATCAACTGCTGTTAATGATGTATCTAATCTTCGTTACAATATTCAGGCTAAAGATGGTTCCTATGGTCATAAAATGATGGCTATCGAAACTATCCACGGCACAATGAATCTTGTAAAAGAACCTCTGTTCCGTGGTTTTGCAGCAGGCTTTATGATGCTTGTTGATCTTGACCACGTAGCTTACAGACCTCTTGTTGGTAACGGTGTAAATCGTGACACGCATGTGGTAAGTAACGTTCAGAGTGCTGATGAAGATTTGCGTAAAGATATGATTCTAACAGAAGCAGGTCTTGAAGTTTCACTCCCTGAAACTCATTACTTGATAAACTTGGAAGGAGTCTAATCATGCGAGGTAATTTTCTCAACGAAAATAGTGGCAATGCTTATGGGCACAAGAAAAAGGTTCAATACCTATCAGCAGCGGTTACTCTTACAAACGATGATAGTGGAAAAGTATTTACATGCGATTCTACAGATGGAGCTTATTCCATTACACTACCAACTACTTTAGAAGATGGTGTGTATTATAAATTCATTGTTTGGGAAGAAACACCGACAGCAGATATTACTATTGCGGCTGGAAGTGCTATTGTTAGCATGGTGCATAAAGATGCTGGTGGCGATGCCGCCGCATCAACTGCAGGCACTCAAGTTTCAAACGTTATATTAGATACAACCGCACAACGTGGTGACTATATAAATATAATGGCTTGGAATGGAGAGTGGCTAGCTGAAGCGATGAGTAGTATTAACGCTGGTATCCACACATCATAAACTTAATACATAGAGTTTAACAGTTAATGGAACTGTGGGGGTTATCAATAAAAGGTAGCCCCCAAATCCATAAGGAGAAATATGGCAGCTTTTAATGTAACAACAAAAGTAATTATTAACACTATTAGTCCTGGCGCTGATTCTGTTTCTGGTTCTTATGCGAAAGAAGTAAATGATTATTTACAGAGCGTAGATGATAGTAAAACCATACGGTCTATTCATAGTATTCAAATGAAGGATGGCAGAATTATGACTGTTATTATACATGACTCATGATGGAGTGTCAATATTGCAATGCAGATAATTCTGAGAATTGGTTTTATTGTAAAGCCTGTGGAAAGAGAGCATCTGAGCCTACTTACACAACCAATCTTTATATGGGAAGTGAGATAGGAAGACGAACTGATATAGAATTTTCATCTGTTACAATGGATAGTCATATTGATAAAATTAAAAAAGATAGAGCAAAGAAAGATACAAAATTTTGGAATAATAAAGTGAAAGAGCATAGGAGTAGATATGCCTAAAGTAAAAACAAAATCTGGTAAAGTAAAGCATTATCCGTATACAAAAAAGGGGAAAGCCGCTGCTAAGAAAGCAAGAAAGCGTGCTAAGAAATAATGGCTACTCTTAAAGTAAAAATACAAGAAGATATTGTACTTGACAATCAAGATTACGGCTCTAAAAGAGTATTGGAGATTAGTAGTGTAGATGAGGTAATGAAAAGAATTGTTACTTGTGCGGCTAGTCAAACTACAACTATAGCGGTTTTTAATTCTAATGCATATGGAGCTGCAGGGGCTGTTGATATTGAAGATTCAAGATATATCAGGGTTACAAATTTAGATAGTTCTAATGCAGTTGAATTGGCTGTTGTTGGAGCCGCTACTTTGTATCAAATAAAATTAGGAGCTGGTCAAAGTCATATTTTAGGAAGTGCTGATGATTTAATGTTGTCAGAAGCAGATACAAGTCCGAGTTTTGGTACTATGGCTGATTTAGGAAGTATACAGATAAATCCCGGTGGTAATGCAGTTAATGTTGAATTATTTGTAGCGAGTGCATAATGGCAACTTTTGAAGCACAAGTAGAAGGCCTTACTAGCCTTTCGATAGACGGTAGTAGTGCCCCAACCCAAACTGAATTAACTCAGTTTCTTACAGATGGGGCCAAAGAAATAATAAATATTTTACCAGATAGGTTGAAATCCCTTTGTGCATCTGAGCAAACATTTACATCTGGAAGTGCAGACACATTAAATACAGGCCATGTAATGTATGTTACTAGAAGCGATGGGGATATTGATCAACCTTGTAGAAGATTACCAGCCCCACTTGTTGGTAAAGCAAAAGACCCAGATGAGATGCTGTATGCGTCTGTAACAGACCCAGTTTATTTTATTAAGAATAATACATTAGATGTCTTACCAGATAGCGGTTCTTGTAAATATTCAGAGGTGCAGTATCCTGCAGTCGCCTTTGGTGATAGCACCATTGCTAGGTTCCCAGATGAGGCAGAGCATCTTGTTCCTCTATATGGAGCTGTAAAATCATTACAAAATGTTTTAGGTAATAAATCATCTAATTCTGATATTACCACAGCACTAACAGCAATTAATACAAATATAGATAGTGCAGTCGCTGAAATTGTTTTGGCAAATGCTGAAGTAGATGAGATAGTTTCACAAACAGATAACTCTTCTGATTTTGCTACTGCATTAACTGCTATTAATACAGAATTGGATAAGGTGGATGACATTTGCAGTGAAGCTAATACTGAATTTGATAAATGCGATGCTTTACTTGCTTTAGGTGAGACTGATACTGAAGGTGCTGTAAGTACTGCTTTGGGAAAATTTATTACAGAATTAGATGAAACTCAGGGTGTATGTGATTCAATTAATACGCTTGTAGATTCCGCAGTAAGTGAGATAGGAGAAGCCGCATCTCTTGTTGATAATAGTATAGATACAGCAGTAGCAGCCATTACTACAGCTCTTGGTAGAGTTAATACCGCAGTTGCTTTAGCTAATACTGAATTTGACTTGGTTAACCCTGAAGTTGATTTGGCCAACGCTCAGGTTGATCTTGAAGATTTAGAATTAGCAAATGGTTATATATCTACAGCGCAAGGATATGCGAATGCTGGTTCTCAATATATTAGTGAGGCCCAAGCTTCATTATCAGAAGCTCAAGGATATGCTGGTGAGGTATCAGCGAGAACTGGCCAAGTAAGCTCTCAAGTAGGAGTAGCTCAGGGGTATATTTCAGCCGCTCAGGGATATGCTAGCGAAATCAAAAGTAAAATTGATATTGTCAACGGGTATGCAACTGAAGTATCATCAAGATTGTCTCAAGCTCAGGCTAAAAGAGAAGAATCCCGCTCAAGAATAGATTTTGGTAACGCATATCTACAAGAGGCACAGCAAAGAATTGCTCAGGCTAATGGATATGCTCAAGAAGTTTCAGCTAGGGGAGGATTTACATCTGCAAAATCACAAGCCGTAGAAGGGTATATCTCCACTGCTAGTAATTATATACAAGCAGCTCAAGCGTTTGGTTCTGAAACTCAATCAAGATTAGCTGTAGACACAGCTCATTATAGTTGGTACGAAAAACAGCAGGCTAAATTACAGAAAGATTATGAAGATGGCGTTGCTAAAATCATGAGTTAATTATGGCAGTTCATAAAATAAGCGTTAAATCATTAGTAAGTAGAGTTCGCCAGGTATTCCCTGATGCTCCTGAAAATTATATATTGAATTTAATAAATGATGCTTTAGTTGAAATGGGGATGTTTAATACTAAAGTAGTCCATGCTAAGATAACAACAGTAGCAGACCAAATGTATTACGATATATCTGATGGAGCAGAGGACTCAAGTGGTAATAAATTAGAGGCTAATAAAGTTATTAGAGCTTACCTAATGGATAGCGATGGCGATTATATACAAATCCCAAGAATGATAGATAAAGATTTATTATTAGCAGACGCATCATCTGAAAGTGCAGTGGAGTCACCGGATTAATTATGGCAAGTAATATAAAATACCCAGAGAATAATGCGCTATATTTTACAGAAGGAAGCCGTCTTGGCTTACTTACAAAAGTAGATAGTGATGGTGATGCGAGAACATCAAGTAGAAAGAAGTGGAAGGCTATTAGCGAAGCCGTTACAGACGGTTTATTGATTCATTACTATGCAGAGCCAAATAGCGTTGCATCAATTAACAGTTCCATGGACTTGGATAATACTCTCCAGCGTGCGGTTGTGGACTATGTAAAAAAGTGTTTGTATATGGATAGAGCAGGTACGGCTACTGATACTGGAGTTGTGCAATCTGCAACGCTATTATCCACTTCTCATCAGAAAAATTTTGAAGACGCTATAAAAAGATATGGCGCAAAGAAACGTGATAAAACTGGAGGTACCAGAGCAATAAAGGTACCTGACTTAACTTAATACACTCGGATAGGGAGCATTCTCGCCCCGCAAGCTGAGTAAATTTAACAGGAGAATAACATGGCAAATCTACAAAAGTATAGAGCGCACGAATCACTTAATGCTGACTCAGCCGCAGGTTGGGATGTGCAATCAGCGGTTACTGTTGGCTCTGCCGCTACGTCAGCTAATGTAAGCGGATATCAAACAATTCATATTCAAACCAGTGAACCGATATATTTTATGTTCACTACTGTCGCACATGGAACTACAGACTCGGTTAATACGAGCAATGATTTATACTTAGCTGGTGGGGATACAATATATTCGTTAAGAATACCTTTAGGATTAGGCAATACTGTGTATATCCAATGGGAGCGTAAAAGCTCTGATTCCACTGTTAGATACGTACTGGCTTAGGGGGTTATTATGAGAAGTACAATTATATCAACAACGTCTGACCATATAGCTTCAGGCGGTACAATAACTGGCGACCTGACCATTTCAGGTGATTTAACTGTAAGTGGTGATAGTGCCGCTAATATAAGTGAAACAATTACTGGAGATATGACTATAACGTCCTCTTCTTCAGTTCATCCAATATTATTAATTGAAAATACAAATGCTGATGCAAATGCTGGTTATCTACAATTTTATAAGAATACAACTAGTGAGGCTGATGACGATGTTTTAGGCTCAGTTCTTTTTTATGGGAATGATGATGGTGATAATAAAACATTATTTGGTACTATTGAGTCACAGTCTCTTGACGTAACAGATGGCGCTGAGTCTGGAGCTATACGTTTTAAACTCATTCAAAATGGTACAGCTCGTGAAATGTTAGCACTTAAAGGATGGAAAGGTGGAACTCTTGACCAAGCAGAGGTCGTGGTAAACGAAGATAGCCGAGATACTGATTTTAGAGTAGAATCGAATGATAGTGCGAATATGTTATTTGTTGATGGTGGTACTAATAAGGTGGGAATTGGAACTTCGTCACCTATATGTCCTCTCACAGTAGATGGAGCATATGGTATATATGTTCGTCATACTTCAAATCCTCTTGTTGCCTTTGATGATACTAATGTAGCAGATGCAAGTAGTCCTATCACATTTATTG